TCAAGGTTGGGAAGCTTCGTTATGACGAACTTAAAGCCTAATGGGGATAGGAAGTTAAGGTCTGTGGGCTGTCCTGGGTACGTGGCCATCGGCTATCCTATTGATTTTACTCATATATTTATACCAAAGAAAAAGCTTGACTTTTATCGAAAAAGGGTCTATAATGGTTGTATGATGAAGGTTAAAGAGGAAAAGATGAAAAATATTGAGATCCGTGATGTTCGCCTTGGTGACGTGGTTCGCTGGGAATCAGTGGCTGGTGTTATCCGTGGTGAGGTTGTCTCTATGGATATGGCTCCTACTGCCGCTGGTGACTATGTCCCGTGGTACACGATTAAGAGTTTGAATAACAGCACTACTCGTCTCTGTGGTCGTGCCGGATTTCTTACTATGATGAAATTTGAAGTCATATTTCGTGATCCAATCGTGGTTGCGGCATAAGTATATGGCTAAAGGAGAACGAACATGATTACTGTTAAGCAGTACAGCTTCCCTACCTTTGATGATGGCATTATCCCCATGGAGAGGATGATGAATTATTTGTCTAGGCAGCGTCGCCATTATCGTAAGCTGGACAACGAAGAGCAGGACTGGCTCGATTGGGCTGAACAGGCTCTTTATGTTGACCCACAATTCAAGAGATATAGAGCTTAAGGATACGGATTCCTTAGCTCAGTTGGATAGAGCGTCAGACTTCTAATCTGAATGTCGCTGGTTCAAATCCAGCAGGGATCGCCAATATGCCCACATGGTGGAATGGTAGACGCGCGAGACTTAAAATCTTGTACCTTAAGGTGTGCTGGTTCGAGTCCGGCTGTGGGCACCAAAGTTTGTATGTAGGAGATGGATGGAGAAAAAAATAGCTTGACTTTTATTTTAAACTAGTGTATATTTAATGTACGGTGATAAAACCGTTTTTTGAAACTTAGGAGAATGTTATAATGACTAATACAAAGATTAATCGCGTGATCGTTGCCCTTGAATCGGGCGAAGAGCTGTCTGCCAACCAGATGCGTGCTCGTTTTGGTTTCACGACCACTAACGCTGCTCGCGCCACAGTTGCGAAGCTTCGCGGCGAAGGCTTCTCGATCTATACGAATGAGAAGACCAACTCGAAGGGTGTTCGCACTGCCAAGTATCGTATTGGTAAGGCTTCTCGCGATATCGTTTCGGCTGGCTACAATGCTCTTCGCGAGCAGGGTATCTTCCCGATGGGACGTTAATACTTAATTAAGTAGAGAGGGGGGAAGGGCCACGCCTTCCCCTTTTTTTATAATTTTACTGAATGGGAGTATTCTTGGCTAGAAAATCTCAAAGTGATTACTTTCTTGACGATGTGCACCATCATAGAATTAATCGAAACAATTTTTCTATCTATATTGGTGGCGACCCTTCTCATATGGGTAATGAGGGTGATGAACCTGGTGTAGATTATAGCATGGCAGATAGGTTCGAGTTAAATCTCGACATCCTATCTTCAATTGATAAATCAAGACCCATCCTAGTTAATCTGTCCTCTTGCGGTGGATGTTGGGAAGAGGGTATGCAGATGTTTGCAGCCATCCTATCGTGCCCCAATCCCGTAACTGTACTTGCTCTAAAGCATGCTCGCTCCATGACATCTCTGATCCCTCTGGCAGCTGATAAGTTCCTGATCAGACCACCCTCTACCTACATGTATCATAGAGGCACATATGGTATCGAGTCTCTTGATGAAGAGGTAGAGACGGAGGATAATGAGCGCAGGAAAGCACAAGAGCTGATGCTTAGAATTTACGTTGCTCGTCTAAAGGAACAGGGGAAGTTTAAGGCTCTTAGTGATGGTAGGATTAAGATCCACCTAAAGGAGACTATGAGAGACAAGATCAATGTTCATCTTGCAGCCGATGAAGCAGTAGCCTGGGGATTTGCTGATGGGGTTTTTGCAGGTAACACAGAATCACTTCGTGCTACTGAGGTAAACATACCGCGAAGAAAACGAATGCTAGAGGTTCTTCGGCGACCTATTAATATACAAATCAAAATTAGTTAAAAAAAAGAGGGACCTTTTGGATCCCTCTTTTTAGTTTGTAGAACTCGTTTCTTATTAGATGATATTCGAAACGAGGAAGCGACGGTAGAAGACGTTAGTGTTAGCAACTAGGTCGCCGCCAGTTGTGGCAGCAGCTGCATCGATAGCACCCTTTGAGAAGGGGTTCGCGACCATGCCGTAGCGGGTCTTGAAACCAATCTTGGGCTGGAAGCTGTCCTGGCCAACAGCACGTACCATCTGTAGGGGAACATAGGGGCAATAGAAGACGCCAGCGTCAAAGGCAGAAGAACCCTTGTAACCGCAAACGACATAGTTGCCACCAGCATAGGGGTCGATATAGACGCGAGTGCGACCATTTAGGACACCGGCAAAGGTATTGCCTGTATCATCAACCTGGAGGTTATTGCTGTTTAGAGCAGGAGTGTAATCTAGAACACCAGCCATCTGTAGAGCAGACGCAACGTCTGAAGAACAGATAATGATGTTACCCTTACCACGACGAGTTGCCTTGGCAATAGCATTAGATTCGCGTTCGATCTGGAACATTAGACCCTTGAACTTTTCAACTGACCAACGGCCATTTGAGTCAACGTCTAGGTCGAAAGTACCAGCAGAAGTTGTATCAGTTGCACCTGAAGAAGCTGTTAGACCGATTGTACGGACAACTTCGCGATTGATTTCAGCTAGAATTTCAGCTGAAAGAATCGAGGATAGCTCTGTCTCAGCGTCTAGACCGTGGATCGCCTTTAGATCCTGGGCTAATTCGATTGAGTACTCAGCCTTGAGGGCACGTGACTTTGCAGTTACAGTGACCTTGTCGATTGAGAATGCCATCTGGGCAAATTCGGCATTGCTTGTGGTGCCAAGCATTTCAGCCTGGGCAGTTGACATACCAGCCGCAAAGTTATATGCGGCATTGGTAGCAGCAGGAACAGTACCGACGTTATTGCCGGACTGGCCGAGGCTGTTATTACCAGCATTGATTGTTGTATGACCAGTGTTGGCTTCGTTGTAGAAGGCATCATTACCGCTCTGTGAAGTAAACTGGGGACGTAGTGCAAAGATCAAGCCAGTTGGGCCAGTCATTGGCTGCACGCCGCAGATGTCATAGGCGATTAGGTTAGGCATTGCACGACGAACTAGTGAAATTAGCACTGGATCGTAGTTTAGTGCACCACCAGCTAGGTTGGTCGACGGGCCATTGGTCTCAAGTAGAGACTGAGGGGCATACTGACCAGCTTCGCGCATGGCAGCTTCTGTGTTTTCTAGTAGCTGAGCGATAGTCGAACGCTTGTGCGAATCCTTGATCGATGGTAGATCTGGATGCTCAAGAACTGGACCCCACTTCTTTTGAATCTCTTCGTTGATTAGCATTTAATTAACTCCCTTGTTTTCCTGTTGGGTTATACAAATAGTATTTATATAATCTACTTCTTTGCTGTTTGCGAAATTGCTTTTACATAATGAGACATGGTTCCAGTTGTGGGCTGGGCATTTTCTGCATCGGAATTATCTTCAGTGGCTTCGGTTAGAGTGGCAGCATTTGACACTTCCTTCTTACCTTCGCTGAAGAATGATTCCTTGATAACATTTAGCTTCTTGGTGAACTCGCCAGCATCAGCATACTCGATGCCCTCAACTAACGAACGGAGCTTTTCCTGCTGTGTAAGGGGAAGAGCTTCGACAGCTTCAGCAAAAATATTATCTACTTCAAGTGAATCAACATAATCTGTTAGTTCAACATTCTCCTTAACGACATCATTAATCTTCTTCTCTAGCTCTGCGACGTGCTGTGTTAGTTCAGATACTAGATCGATCTTGTCGTCTGGGATTTCTACATAGTTCTCGGCGAATAGATTCTTAAGACCACCAATGAAGTCATTAACAACCTCTGCCTTCAAACCTGATTCGATAGCAATTTCGTTATCGCTAACCCATTGTTCTACTGCATATGAAAGATACTTGTCAACATTTTCTGTAAGCTGAGTTACCTTATCCTCTAGAGCTTCTTCGAGCTTGGTCTCAAACTCTTCCTCTAGACGGGCAACTTCTACATATACGCGAGTGTTTAGTGCGGCTTCAAAAATAATCTTAGCTCTATCGCGAATTTCTTCTGATAGTTCCTGGCCATCAAAGATCACTTCCATGTCTTCAGCAGCAACCTGCATACCTGAAGAACCAGAAGCTTCGCCAGAGGCATCATCTGTAGCTGTACCAAGGCGGCGAGTTGCCTTTGACTTCTCGGCGGATAGACCATCGGTCAAACCCTTATAGATGTTGCCGATTTTTCCCTTTGGCATACCGCTCATGATTTCAATGGTAGCACTGAGTGCTTCAGCCTTTGTGGCGAAAGTATTAGGTGTTTCGCCATTTGACTTATCAGCAGGACGACCCTTATGTCCATCCATAGCAATTGGATCGACTGTTTCATTGTCACCGCCAGATGCCTTGAACTCTACTAGTTCCTCATTATCCTTATTAATAGCCATAACTTCTTTCTCCTTTGAGACCTTTTGAGATACTATACTTATTTATAATTAATTAGTTCTTATAGTGATTTTAGAAACTTATTGAACATCCGAAGTGAGTTCTCATCGATCTGATTTACCGTCATCTTCTTCATTTCTTTCTTAGCTTCATGTACCATTTCAGCTGCCTGCCATGTGCCTGCGGCAACGTCATATACCCATTCTGTGTTCTCCATAACGCCACGAACGAAAGCTTTATGAGCAGAAGGATCGGCGACAATATCAGCAGCAGTAGCAAGCATAAAGTCGTCTTGAACTTCCATGATGCCACCATTTGACTTTAGTGTACCCATACCACGTGAAGAAACGCCAAGGTTGGCACCTTCATCTAGTAGGTTCATTACGATATTACCCATAGGGGTATCAGTGATCTTAGCCTTGCCAATGAAGTCTGAACCTTCCTGGCGTAGTGACTTGATCATGTGTGATACACGATCTAGATTGATTGATGGACCAGCGGGATGGCCAAGTTCACCATAAGCACGATTGGTCTCAATGAGTTCCTTAGTATAGCGAGCAACTTCTTTAGCAAGAATCTTTGACTCATAGATACGACCATTCTTATTAGGCTTATCACCCATAAGAAATACGCCTTCGATGAAATAGTTCTTGCGACCATCTTCCTTAGCTTCTTTAACTAAGCTTAGTTTCTGGTCGAGTACTTCGCAAATAAGCTTCATTGTAGTTCCTTTATGCTACGTTGCCAATAGTTTGTTTACCAACCTGAATCAATATTGACGCAGCTGCATCTGCAGTATTAGCGACAATGTTTGCTGCTGGAAATTCAACACCTAATGTAGTGCCATTACCAGAAAAGTCAAACGTGTTATTGGTATTAGAAGTTGTGAATACTAAGTTAGCACCGCGATAGATGCTCCAAACGCCAGAGCTTATCATCTTAGTAACTACCATGCTCTGTACATTTTCTGCAGTAGCATTGATGTTGCAGTTAGCTAAAGTGATTGTTAGATTAGCACCAGCTGCTCTAAACCAAGCATGACCACCAGGTCTATTTTGATATGAGGTAGCCATTTATTATGCTCCCTTCTTTGTAGCAAATGTCTTCATAGCTTTTCTCGCTAAACTTCTAGCAGGATTCTTAATTTCGTTACCGTATTCATCCTTCTTAGGAGCAATCTTCTTTACGCCTTCTTCTGAACCAAGCATATCACCTAATGTTGATTCAGTTTTATAACCCTTCATCATAGATTTCTCCAATGGGGATACTCCGGGAGTTTTGTTTTTCTTTTTAAGTGAATGCATAGATTCACCTAATGATGATTCCTTTACAGGAGCCTTTGGCTTTCTAATGCCCTTCTTCCAATCTTCCCTGGAAACAGCATTTTTACCATGAATTTCTTTATGAGTATACCAGCCATCATCTTCTTCGCCTCTGGATTCGTCATCTTCAGTGGCTTCATCAAGTTCGACTTCTTCCTTGGCCATTGACTGTTCGCCATTGCCCTTGAAAGCTGATGGCTTGGCAATATTGTTATCGTCCTTGCCGCCTTGATTACCTTCTGGTTCATCTTCTTCTTCGTCGTCATCACTCTTTGAGTCATTGATTTCTTTTGAGACTGCTTCAATAAAATTATGAGCAAGTTCTAACTTTTCAATAACATGCTTTTCTAATTCTGTATCGTCCTGAAGATTTTCAAACATCTCAGCTGACATCATAGCGATGTTTTCTAGCTTTTCTCTGACACCGTTTACAGTTTCATTTTCTTCATTATCATCACCAGAGTTGTTTGTTTTTTCATTATCGGCACCAGTATCAGTTGACATTGCGGAATCGCCGGAAAATCCTGGATTATCAGATGTTGCAGGAGCAGGTGACATTGGTTCGCCAGCTTCAGCAATTGTTTCTTCATTAGACTTTACAACTACGTTGGACGCTTTACGACCAGGGCCAATATCAGAAATTGTATGACCGATCGGCTTGGTTGTGCTTACTACTGCCATTTTCTTGGCTGGCGCATAGCTAGAAAACTTTTCGATAAGCTTTCTCTTGATTACACTTTCATAAGCGTTCTCATCTCCGCCTGTTTTATAATCGGCTTTACGAGTATTGTCTTTATTGACCTTACCACCCTTGAAGCGAGCATTATTAGACTCAGCATCATCAGCTGGATAGTCACTAACTTCTACTGGATGCTTGGCAGTAAACTTCTTGGTAACTTCCTTAGCAGCCCTGCCCATGGCATAAGGCGTAAGATCAATCTGCATAAGCTTACGAGCTAACTTCCTTGGTTGTGAAGGAATAGCCATTTCTGTATCTTTATCCTGTGTTGGCATTTTATTCCTCTGAGTTAAAAAGTGTTTTGCCGACTTCAATCTTCTTAGCGGCAAGAACTTCAGCAACCTTTTCCTTCATATAGTCGTCGACGGACGCTTGAATTTTAACTACGTCGCCGTCAATAGCGTAATCAATAATATCTGAAACGGTATGTTCTGCCATATTAATCTCCATGTATTCTATTTATATTTATATTACTTTACTGACTAAGCTGTGGTTCTTGAGGACCAGAAGATGGTTCACCAGGTGGCGGTTGCTGGCCAGGTTGACCTTGCTGATCAGGAGGAGCTAGCATCTGGGCTTGCTGCGCCTGCATAACCTGCTGATCAAAGTTCTTCTTCTTATCTTCCTGTATTTCCTTATCCATTTGCTCGATGTCTTCATCGGTTAACTGTAGGATATTCTTACGGATCCATTCCTCAGAGAAATACTTACCGACATAAGGGTCCATCATTGCAACGGTATTCATGCGTTCACGTACGATTTCCTGATCCTTTAACTCAGCGAAGTAGTTGTCCTGCTGGAAGTTAAAGTGAATCTTATTCCTGATCTTTGGCCATTCTTCATCAGCAATAACGCCAGTTAATACTAACTGCTTCTCAAGAACCTTATAGAATAGCTCTGAGAACTTAGTGCGTAAACGAAGGATGAACTTCTGGAACTTAAGTTCATCGCGGCTAATCTCTGATGAACGACCAAGGTTAAACCCACCCTCACCTTGTAACCGTGAGGTGGGAACATTAAGTGACTGAAATAATTTCTTTTCGAAATATTCAACGTCAGACATTTCGCCGAGGTTTCCACCTGATGCTAATGTCTGTACCTGAGTACCACCACCATCACTACGACGTGGGAACCAATAGTCATCTAGCATGGTAAGGAACTTACGATCGTCTCTTACATTACCTGTTGTAGCATCATACACTAAACGATTCTTATGCTTAACCATCATATCACGGACATACTGTTCAGCCTTCATCTTAGGAAGGTTGCCAACGTCAATGCTAAAGATACGACGTTCAGGTGCGCGAGCAATACGATAAATTACTGTGGCATCTTCAAGGATGCGTAATTGATTGAGTGGCTTAATTGCTTTATGCAAATAACCAAGTACGATCTTATTATCCTTATCAACTACGCCTGATGTTACATGTAGGATAGAATCCTTTGCAATTTGCACACCCTGATTATCCATACCAGTGGCGGAAGCTCCCTTGAAGCCTCTTTCATTATACATGTAAAATTCGCTGTCTGTTACGTTAGTATATACCATGTCCTTACGAATACGCTTAACAGCGCGGATCTTACGGATCTTACGAGGATCAATGTAACGTAATTCTTGAATACCAGAGCGAGGATCATTAATGTCGATCATTACATGATAGTAAATACGACCATCAACATACCAACGCTTGAAGATTTCATAACCATAGTTATTAAAATCAAATAACTCAGAAACCTTATCCCACTCTTGAGTAATTCTTTCTTTGATATTATCAGTGTAATCTAAATCATCAAGATCAATCTCAACGATTTTCTCTTTGCTTTCCTTTACAATAGCTTCGGATATGATGTCACTGATGGCAAGATCAACTTCTGGTTGAATTGCCATCTCGCGATACTTAGCTACAATTTCTGCTTCTGTTCTGGCTGAACCTTCAAGATCAAGGTATGTACCGAATGTACCACCAGCTGAAACGACTAGTGCACCGTCATCAGACTCTCTAGGAGCAAATGACGGAATGTCTAATTGTTCATCTTCTCTTTTGATTTCAAATCCAAAAATCTTCATCATATCACCTTATCAATAATGTATTATATTTACTTACCACCTGCATTACCAGTGTTGCCGCCAGTTACTTCCCAGAAATCATATCTAAATGTTGCTGTGAATTCTTCAATCTGATCAGTAGCGTTCCAATCTAACTGAATAGCGGAAATATCAGTTGGGAAAATTCCATGGAAGGTATACTCACGAATGACCGCGCCAGTTTTACCATATTGTGATACAGTAGCATTTTGCTTATAAAGTAGTGGCGAAGGACCACCGAAATCTCTAAGGTTTCCTTCAAAAGTATTAATCTTATTAGACCACTGCTCTAGACCATTACGGATCTGGAAGTCTTCATCGTTAATTACCGTTACACCCCAGGGATTAAAAGTTCTATCACCAGCAATATTCACTTTACGACCAAAGTAAGGAATTTGAATAGTTCCTAAGA